ATAAAAAGGAAACAATAACGATGAACGAAATAGCAAAAAAAGAAGAAGCAGGAGCATTAGCCACAAACATATTTGAAGCTGATGCAAATGCAGGCTCTCAGAACATGACGCAAGAAGATCTTGCATTACCATTTCTGAAAGTTTTAGGACAACTATCTCCCGAAATTAATAAAAGGGATGGAAAATATGTCGATGGCGCAGAACCCGGCATGATTCTAAATACCGTTACAAATGAAATTTATGACGGTGCTAAAGGAATAGAAATATTACCTGTATTCTACGAAAGAAAATACGTAGAATGGCAAGATAGAGGTGAGGGTAAAGGTGCTCCAGTAGCAATACACAATGCCGAAAGTGACATTGTAAGTACAACTACTAGAGACAAATCTTTTAAAGATCGTCTACCCAACGGTAATTATCTAGAAAATACTGCTAGTCATTTTGTAGTAGTACTAGGTGATAGTCCAACAACTGCGTTGATATCCATGAAGGCGACCCAATTAAAAATTAGTCGTAAATGGAATTCAATTATGATGGGGATTAAACTACCGGGTAAAAACGGTTTGTTTACACCGCCAACTTATAGCCACATTTACAATTTAAAAACTGTTCAAATGTCAAATGACAAAGGAACATGGTTTGGTTGGGAAGTGTCTAAAGTAGGACCTGTAACTGATAAAAATGTTTACGAAATTGCTAAAAACTTTGCCGAAAGATTAGGTAAAGGTGAAGTAAAAGTAAAACATGGATCAGAAGAATCAAAAACAGATTCACCATACTAAATAAAATCCTAGGAGTAGGCGTGGAAGCGAGAGTGGAAGCGCCTATTAAAAATTATGTTTGAAAAAATATTTAAGGGATTGGAACGTGCGCACGGCTGTACCAAAGTTAACACACAGACAGAAATTGGTGTTAAACTTAAAGGACAGTCTTTTGTAGTTCGTAGACCTGTAACTCAAGAACTTTGGGACATGCATTTACAGGGGAAACAAAGTTTAGGTATTATTCCAATTAACGAAGACAATCAATGTGTGTGGGGATGTGTGGACATAGATTCATATGCAGGGTTTGATCACAAAAAATTAATAGATAAAATTAAACAATTTAAATTACCTTTAATTGTATGCAGGTCTAAGAGCGGTGGTGCTCACGTGTTTCTCTTTTCAGAAGAACCCGTAGCTGCAGAAAGAATGAGGGATAAGTTAACAGAAATAAAAACACTACTTGGATACGGCGGCTCAGAAGTATTTCCAAAACAAATTCAATTAAAATCAGCTGATGATACGGGAAATTTTTTAAACTTACCTTATTTTAATGGAGATCAATCAACTAGATATGCCTTTAATAGTGATGGTGAAGCTGCAACCTTAGAAGAATTTTATAAGTTGTATGACTATGTTAAACAAAAAGATATTACAAAAATTAAAATAGAAAGACCTAAGTCTGATTATGATGATGCACCACCTTGTATAGAACTTATGGCATTAAATAAAATACCCGAAGGTGGCCGTAACAACTCTATGTTTCATTTTGGTGTTTATGCTAAAAAAAAATGGCCAGCTGAATGGAAAAGTAAAATGACTTTATTTAATATTGAAGCATCTACAACACCGTTAAGTGAATCTGAAGTAGATATAATTAAAAGACAACATGAAAAAAAAGAATGGGGTTACAAATGTAACGACGTTCCTATGTGTAACTTATGTGATAAAAAACTATGTCGTGAAAGGAAATTTGGTATTGGTGATGAGATAGTTTTCCCAGCATTAACTGATTTACAAAAAATTAAATTAGAAAAACCTTATTATTATTTAAACGTAGATGGTGAAAGATTACACTTGGAGAATGTAAAGTTTTTAAAACAACAAAGTTTATTTCAAGAAGCATGTATGGAACAGTTGGATTTTAAACCACCAACAGTTAAGCCTAAAGACTGGGACATGATTATAAATCCACTGATGAAGAACCACGAACCTGTGGAAGCTCCAGAAGGTGTGACTACACAAGATCAGTTACAGAATCATTTAGAAGAGTATTGTTTGAACAGACAAGTATCTACAGACAAGAACGATCTTAAAAAAGGTGGTGTGTGGACCAACGAAGGTAGTCACCATTTTGTGTTTGATAGATTTTACAATCAATTTTTAATTAGAAAAAGATGGGACATAAACTATCAACGTACGGCACAGATGTTAAAAGAAGCATGCAGCTGTGATGACAAACGTATTGGTAAAGAAAGAATATCTGTGTTTGTGGTCAAACAGTTTGATAAAAAAAATGACGATTACAATCAAAAAGAATTAAAAAAGAAGGATGTATTTTAATGACATTTGGTAAAAACTCTAACTACTTTCACACTTTTGTAGAATTTGAATTACTTAAGCAAACTCCTAAAGCTTATTTAATAGATATTAATAATGTTAGTGTATGGATTCCTAAAAAACTTTGCAAAGAATTTACAGGTGTTTCAGCTTATATTCATACAGAAGTTTTAGAAAAAAATCTTGCGGATGCAAGAAATAAAAATAAAGGATGGGAAAAAGGATTTCGTTTTTTGAACGAAAATAAAATAATAAAAGAAAAAACTTTAAATTTAGATAAACAGTATTTAAAACATTTAATTTCATTATGTCACCCAGATAAACATAACAATAGTAAAATTGCTAATGACATTACTGCAATGTTAATAAAAAAAAGATGAGAACAATTGTATTAGGACCACCTGGAACAGGCAAGACTACAACTTTGTTAAATAAAGTTGATGACTACCTTAAAAAAACGGATCCAGATAAAATTGGTTATTTTGCATTTACTAAAAAAGCAGCTAACGAAGCTAAAGATAGAGCCATGCGAGATTTTAATTTAGGTGAGGATGATCTACCATACTTTAGAACCCTACACTCACTTGCTTTTAGAAAATTAGGATTGAAAAAAGATCAGGTCATGCAGTCAAGACATTATAGAGATCTTGGAAGCAAGTTAGGGTTTCCCGTTACTTACGCAGACTATCAAGAAGATCAGGGTGGTATTTTTACATCAGATAGTGAGTACCTTAGAATAATACAATTAGCACAACTTAGAAATATTACAGCCGAACAACAATTTGATTTAGCTGAACACACGCAGGATTTAGAAAGAGATCAACTTAGAATTATAGCTAATGAATTAATAAGATACAAAAAAGAATATAACTTAATAGATTTTAACGACATGATTTTAGATTTTGTAAAATCAGATTTATCACCAAAGTTTGATGTAGTGTTTATAGATGAAGCTCAAGATTTATCTTTGATGCAATGGGACATGGCTAAATCTATTTGGAAAAAAACAGAAGATGCATTTATTGCAGGTGATGACGACCAAGCTATTTTTAGATGGGCTGGAGCAGATGTAGACTCATTTATAAACTTAACTGGAACTTATCTTCCTCTAATACAGTCTTATAGAATACCAGCTAAGGTGCACAATTTAGCTATGAATATCATAAATAAAATTACAAATAGAATTGATAAAACATGGAAACCAAAAACAAATGAAGGTACTTTACAAAGACATTTTGATGTTGAAAGTATTGATATGAGAACAGGAGATTGGTTGGTTTTAAGTAGAACTAGATACATGTTAAATGATATTGAAGAGTCTTTATACAGGCAAGGTTTATATTATGTAAACAGATACAAAAGAACCAATGAAAAAGATTTACAAGAAGCTGCTATTGATTGGGAACACTTACGTAAAGGAGCATCCTTGGCTTTTAAACAAATAGAAAAAATATCAAAACATTTAAGTAGTAAAAATTGGGATAAAAATAAAATTAAAGGTATGACTAAGGGTTCTTTTCATAGTTTAGAATCATTACAAACTGATTTTGGTTTAAAAGTAAAAACAGTTTGGTACGAAGCTTTTGATGATGCTGGTCAAACTAGGATAGATTATTTACGTAAGATGAGAAAAAATGGAGAGAAGTTAAACGAAAAACCTAGGATAGAATTGTCAACTATCCATGCAGCTAAAGGTGGTGAAGCAACAAACGTTGTATTAATGACAGACTTAACACAAAATACCATGAAAGGTTATGAAAGAAATCCAGATGATGAGAATAGATTATTTTATGTAGGGGCAACACGTACAAAAGAAAACCTACATATTATAGAACCCAAAAAATATGAAAAAGGATATATATTATAATGTGTGAATGTAGTTACTGCGTAAATATGAGGATGACAGCTGAGTTTAGTGTGGCTGTTTTTATAACATGTACAATAACAATAGGATGGTTTTTATGACGAATAAAGATATGTTTGTGGACACATTTCCACAAAGTAAACAAATTGGAGGATCTCATTACAAAAAATTTAAAATCCAACCTTATGAATTTATTTCAAAAAATGATCTTTCATTTTTTCAAGGCAACGTAATTAAATATGTTTGCCGATATAAAAACAAAGCAGGCATACAAGATCTAGAAAAAGTTAAACATTACTGTGACTTAGAAATATTAAAACTAAAGGATAAAAAATAATGCAAATACCACTATTTAAACCGCAAACAGAATGGTTACCACCGGAAAATTTTCCAGACTTATCTAAGTATAATGAGATAGCTATTGACTTAGAAACTAAAGATCCAGACTTAATGAAGATGGGTTCAGGTTCAGTTGTTGGTAATGGAGACGTTGTGGGTATTGCGTTAGCTGTAGAAGGTTGGCGTGGATATTATCCTATTGCCCACGAAGGTGGTGGGAATATGGATCGTAAGAAAGTTTTAAAATGGTTTCAAGAAGTTTTAAACCTACCTTCACCAAAAATCTTCCACAACGCCATGTATGACGTTGCTTGGATTAGAGCTCTAGGTTTAAGTATGAACGGTAAAATAATCGATACAATGATTGCATCGGCTTTGGTTGATGAAAATCAAATGCGTTATGACTTAAACAGCTGTGCTAAAAGATACACAGGAAAAGGTAAAAATGAAAGTGATTTATATTCCGCTGCAAAAGATTGGGGTGTTGACGCGAAGGCAGAAATGTATAAACTACCTGCGATGTATGTTGGAGCTTATGCAGAACAGGACGCATCAGTTACATTAGACCTTTGGAAAGAACTTAAAAAAGAAATAGAT